AAGATAAGTTTGATAAGTTTCAAAGGGAGTCACTTTCGTCTTCATCTTCCTCAGTATCTAATTCTGTTATAGCATCAATAGGAACTTCTGCTTTTCCTATACGATACCAAGGAACATTATCACCAGTTTTATAACTGGGACGTTCACCAATATACTCAAGATCAGGCATATTATAATCACGCAAAATCGCTTGAAGACGATAGTGTAGTAATTCCGTTGATGTAGGCATTATATCAGTAGTTGATGTAGTCAAAATTTGAGTCATCTCTTGTCTTGTCCTAAGAATTAAATAAAGAGGAGCAAGTCCAATAAGAAGAACACAAACCATATTAAAAACAACTGGAGTTGCTCTTAAAAAAGCATTACGCCAAATGTGGTCATAATCTGTATCGTACATTAGATAGGAAGTTTCGCCCTTGATGTAGGTTTCATAAAGTTAAGACGGGTTGCATCCCACTTTAGTTTTTCCTTTAAAGGCTTAGATATCAGTTTCGTTACTGATTCTACCTCAAGACTGTTAATTTCGCAATAGTGTACTATAGCATCAATATAGTTAAGTTCTTCTTCCGAAACAATCTTTTCTATTTCGATAGCAAATTTTTGAGGTGTTAGAAATTTACTCTCTATTACCTTCTCTAATTCATTTTTCGGTTCCATAGAGTTCCAATTTATCTCCAACAAACTTTCTAATGTACTCACCGAGAAGTTTGATGTACTTTGCTTTGTCAGTTTCTTCATAGACAACACATTCTCCATTTTCACAAGCCATAATAATTACAAGTTTTTTAATTGAAATATTTTTCATTTCATATAGCATACATCCATATGCCATTGCCTGAACAAAGTAATGTTCTATCCACTCTCGTGGTTTAGGTTTTTTAGATGTTTTAAAGTCTATTATCGCTAACTCGCCATTATATTCTGCAATACAATCAACTGTTCCAGCAATACCTAATTCTTTACTATATAGGGGACCTTCGAGAGCATAGATATTATCTATTTTATTAAGATTATCCTTAGCAATCTTGAATAACATATCAGAAATAGGAGGAACTTTAGGAAGTTCTTCATCATTCTTTAGATAATGTTCAGTAAGAGTATGCATATCAGTACCACGTTTGGTTGCTGCCTTCGTGATTTTATCTGCTGTCTCATTACCAACTTTTTTTCTCCAATTGACAAAGATCTCTTTATTAAAATGACTAGTTACCGAAGTAATAGAAACCATTTTAATAAGTTCATCTTCATCTGGAACTTTATAATAACGAACTCCATCTATATGCTCTCTTTCAAGAGGCTGTAGATTCAAATCAATGTGATTAAACATTACATATTTTGTTCAAGTTTAGCAATAAGGTACTCTTTAACAAGTCCAGAACGAACTATATCATCTATACCAAATTCAATTAAATCAAAGGAAGGCATAGAACGAATTATTTTCATAAAGTCAATAATTCCATTTCGTTCGTTTGTTTTCTGTAAGTCAGTCTGACTAGCATCTCCACAAAAGAAGATTTTACTATTTTGACCTACTCTTGTTATTATACTATCAAGTTCGTGAAAATTCAAGTTTTGAAATTCATCAACGATAATAATAGCATTATCTAACGTTGTTCCTCTTAAGAATGAAGTACTCCAAAACTTAATTGTATCTTGTGCTCTAAGATTTCCATATAACATTTCAAATTCTGCATCAGAAGACATCTGAAACATATACTTCACCATATGCTTATATGGTACTTGATAAATATCAGATTTATCTTCATGGTCACCAGGAAGGAATCCAATTTCTCTCGTAGCAACAAGAGATCGAACCATATAGATTTTTTCATAAGGGGTATTTTCATCTAAAACTTCTTTAAGTGCGTTATAAAGAGTAATAAATGTTTTACCTGTTCCTGCTACACCATATGCAATAATATGCTTTCCTTCAGCATATGAATTGCATAATACTCTCTGATTATCAGTGATAGGTTCTATATCAACTAAAAACTCAGAATTTATTGGTTTTTTTCTTTTCATTTGTCTAGATTTTCTTTTAGACATCAATCAATCTTTAACTTATTAGCACCTGGCTGCTTCTGAGCTCTTTCTAATACTTCATTCCAACCTGGTTTTCCTCTAACAAGTTTTGCTTTCCAATCACCAACTTCTCCAACACCAGGCATTGTAGAAGGATCAGAATAATCTCTAGTCCAATCAGGGTTATCTTTACACCATTGATCCCAATCGTGAACGCTCATCACGACTTCTTTTTGATCGCCAGTTTTAGTATTAACTACAGGATAAGTTGCCATAATTATAATGATGTGTAAAGGTATTTAGACCCATTCAAGGGCTTCTGAGACTGAAGGAAACTGTTCAACAAAGATTTTTCTACATTGTTCTGCAATTTCCATATGCTCTTTTTGTGTTCCATGTGCTGATCTTAAATTGATATAATGAGCCCAAGAACGACAAGAACCAGTCATGTATATTCTGGTAGGAGTACATAAAGGTAATACCATTCTAGCACACTCTTTAGCAACACCATCCTCTAGCATCTGATTATACAATGCAGTTGCAGAACCAAATAATGTTTCCATTTGTTTGTTCAATGTTTCTACCATCTTAGGATCTAAATCATCAGTGGAATTCTGACGGTTCTTTGTATCCTGTCTTCTCAATTCTGGTAATGGGATATCACCAAGTGCAGTACTAGCAGCATACCTTTGAGAGAACTCTTGGAATGTGAAACTACGATGTCTTAGTATCTGTGCAGCAATAGCACGAGTAGTCTCAATCTCTAAAGTCATAGAAGATTGTTCAAAGACACTCCAATGATTATGTTTGATACAGTACTTTAATAGTCCTGCATATTTTTCATTTCCCTGATTAGATGGATTAGAAACTCTAGCAATATATGCCATAGTTTGTTCCGCATCAGGAGTAATGCTTATAAGTTTTACAGTCATCAGAGAATTAATTGTTTTGTAGGTTTTGATAGTTTACCAAACATTGAATTATATTGTTCGATAATTTCTTCTTGTGGATCTCCAATGTATACAAGATACTTTCTAGTAACTTCAATTTTATCTTTTTTAAGTAAAGGAGACCAAGGAGCAAATGCAATTTGTCCTTGTTGAGGTGAAGGAACAGCAACAATTGGATTTTCAATTGTAATATAATTTCCCTCATCTTCAATAAGATCAGCGATTACATCTTCACCAGACCACATACGAATTAATTTTACAGTCATTTACCAAATCCTTTTGAATTTTTTGATTCTTGGAGAGCAAGTTCTTCTTCTAAGACTCGTAACTGTGCTCTCATATCTTTCAGTTCCTCGTCAGTATATAGAAACTCATTTTTCATAAGTCTCTTCATCATTTTGATTAACTTTTTTGCTCTAGTCTGTGTAGCCATCGTCATCATCATAAAGTTCATCATAATCTACTGGTCTTTCAAAAGCAGTAGAATTTTTGTATGCATCGACATCGGAATACACCTCTGCTTTAAGAGCATCAACTAATAATTCTAGATTCCGAACTATTAATTTTAATTTTTCTCTTTCAGGTTCCATAAATTTTATATGGTATTTAGTTATTTTACACAAAAAAAGAAGACCTGTCAATAGGTCTTCTTTAAACGTATATGCAAGTGTGAATCTAGCTCTTAGATGCGAACTTACGTTCATGTCTAATACCACGATACATTAAATCATGATTTCTTTTTTGAGCTTCTTCAGCGAGTACTTTTTTATTGTACTCTTCGGTATCATATTCGACACCTCTGTATGTGACTTTTGCCATTGGATTACTCCTAAAGTAGTTGGATTTTAACCCGTTCCTTTAGTCGGCTTTTGCGTCCCAACATTCCCTACTCTCTTCCTTAACGATCTGAATCATTTCAGTTCGTATCTCCTCATCAACTTTATACTCCCTCATCTTATCGACAAGTTCATATGCTTCAGAACAAGTTAGAGAAGCAGCTATAAGAATAGATTGTAAGTGAAACATGGGATGAACGATCCGTTCCGAGTCGGCTTACTTGCGTCCCTTTCGGGATGAACGATTGTGTTAATACTAACACAGTTATAGTATATAGGCAAGTAAATGTGTATTCTCTGATACAATTCTTAAAAAACCTTACAGACAAAAAAATACCCCGATTTTTTATCGGGATATTTTGGAAAAAAAGTTGAATTTAGTTTATCCCTTCCTTCTTTTCTTAGGTGGTACTGGTTTTTTATATCCATATGAATTTGGATTTACATTACCATATCCCCAATCAATCCCTTTTACAGAATCTTTCCCGTACTTATCATAATAGTAATCAAACACATTTACTTGTTTACCAGAACGAATAACATCAAGATGCTGCTTACCATCAACAACATAAGTCACATTAAAAGCATCAGTAGGAAACTTAGGATCTCTTGCCTTCTCCATAGTAGTTTTTTCTAAAAGAAGTTCACAAGAATAATCAGAAGGTTTAATACTTTCCTCTTCTTGCTTCTCTTCCGCTTTTTGCTTTTCTTTTACGGTAGTTGTCATGATCGACCACCCCAAGTTATTTCAGGATATGCCTGTGCTACTACTTCCTTTGTAATCTTATACTTAGACTCTAAATCATGATCTTTAGTAAGAATAAGAATCTCTGCTTCTAATGGATGAAGACCTTCTAGTATATTAATAAACATTGCCTCACGACGAATATTATTCATCTCATCATTACCACCTTTTAGAAAATTATAAAAATTCTTAAATTCTCTACGAATTGAAGTACGTCCCTGAGTATCACTTGCACCTAGAGAAAAGCTTCCAGCTTCGTGCATCTTACGAACTTCATGTGAAATTTTAGTAGATAATGTTCCACTATAACTGGTTTGTTCATCATAACCATCATAAGGAACCTCACCTGCTGGAAGTAATGATATACAAGTATCATCAAAATTCCAAATAAGAATTGCTTCTAATGAAGGATCTCTATGCTCCTGAAGTACCTTTACTTTATTACCTTTAGTTCTTTGTCGAGATACTAAATCCAATACCTCAAAAACAAATGGATTATGTGGTAATTTTTCAATAGGTTTAGAGACTTTTTTAGTCGTCTTCTTCGTCGTCGTCGTTGTCATAATTGTTTTCAAATCTGAATGCTATAACCTCATCGGGAATTATATTCCCATTTATATCTAACATTTCGGGGTGAGGTCTTGGTACTTCCCGATAGTTCATCATATAGTCTCGTGCAGCCCACCCAAATAGAGTTCCTACAAAAAAGAATAATAAAGATACTGGTAAAAATAAAGTTAATACTATATCTGTAGACATTTTTCTATCTCCTTCAGGTAATTGGTTGTCGTTCTGCTTTTTCTTTCCTCCTTTAAGAATAAATTCAAATCCACGATCTATATGGTCGTTGACTTTATTTATCTCCTTCCTAGACGATTTTGTTTTCTTTGAGGAATTTAATTGTTTCAACTGATCCTCCTAACTTTTTACCATCAACAACAACCTGTGGGAACGTAGACCCTTCTCCAAATTCACCATAAAATGCTTTTTTATCAAATTGCTTATCCAAAGTATACACTACAAACTTACTTTCTGTCAACTCTAATACCTGCTTTACCTTATCGCAATATGGGCAACCATCTTTGGAAAAAATTGTGAAATTCATGTTCTGTATAATTGCTTACAAAGTAATTTATATAAAAAGAAAGGGGGACTAACTCCCCCTTGTCTTCTCACCAACACACTCCTCCCACCACAGAGAAGTGTACTTCAATTCCGAAAAAACTGCAAGGAAGTTGAAGATGTAAATATTATAAATTAATTTTATATATCTGTCAACTCTTTATAATTCAGCATTTAATTCAAGATCGTAAGTAAGAAACCCATAAACAGTATTTGATGTGTTTGTTACATTTGACATAGAACCATATTGAAAGAAAATATAACTTCCTGTTACTGTAACTGCAGGAGCAGCACCTCCTACTGTCCAGCTACCAGCAGAAGAATCTCCATAATCAACACCTGGTCTTTGAACTCTTACCCAATTTGTTGGTCCACTCGTTGGTGCTGTCCTCATAGGAACGGGCGTGTTAACAGTAGCCCCGACTGCAGTATTACCTCTTGAGAACATTGCATGACTATTATATCCAGGAGCTTTATAGAAATAACGATAACAGCGTAATATTTCATCAGCATATGTTCTATGCTCAAAATCTGTTGCCGTATCTCCTACTTCTAACTGAACTCCTGTAATTTCCCAAGTAGCACCGTTTGTTGTGTACCAAGTTGATGTATTATCTGGCATTTCATTAGAACCAGAGTATGCAGCCCATTGATTCATTGTGTTTCCAGAAGTAGTATTATTTGTTCCCATAAACATAGCAATATCCATGTTCCACCCTAGTTCAGCATCATTATCAAAAGTTAAATTACTGTTGCCAGGAATTGTTTTTGTAATTTTTGTCCAAGTATCGGCAGTTAAAGAACCTGTCTCAAAAGAATATCCTTGTGATGTTCCATCTGGTGTTCTTATACCAGCATAGAAATTTTGTGCAACACTTGATTTACACCAGAAAGATAAAGTTATATAACTTGAACTAGATTTATAATTCCAACCACTATTTGCTATATCCTGTGCTTCAATATTAACTTCTAATCGAATATGATCACCAGCACCAGCACCACCTGTTTGATTTGCATTTGTAATTTTATAAGCTTTTCTAAACCCTAAAGTATAAGGTGTTGTACCAGAAGCAACATCAACTTGTGCCTGTGTAGGTGCATTGTCAGTTCCACTATAAGTATATTTAAATCTATCAACTGTGTAATAACCACTAGATGTGGATGAGGTCCCTCTCTGGGCCACTCTCATGGCCCCATTAACTATCAAATTGCGATGACTTCTTGGATTAGTAAGTCGTGCCGTACACGTTCCATCCGTAGCAAACGAAATTGCATCACTTGTTGCTGCGGTATTCTTAATTCCTTCTACGTTTAATGTACTCATAATTCTATACCATTAATTTATAACCTGAAAGGAAATTAGATTTTACTCCACTTGCATCATTACTAATATACAATGTATTATTAAGAACTTCTCCATAAACAACAAGTTCAATATAGTCGCCAGCAGCAAGATTTAACATAGTATTAAGGTTAATTTGAGCGTGTCGAACTCTATTTTCATCATTATTCATAATTAAGCTGTATTGAGATGCAGCCCAAGTTCCCGATCCATTTAGTTTTATTCTTATTATTGCTGATCTTAGGGAATTACCATTAGAATAAAGATTACATCCTGCATTAATTACATATTTTCCACCCTTTCCAGCAGGAACTGTAAATCTTTGATTTGATGTATCATAAGCACTATCTGTATCAAACATTTCAGAAGTCAACCAACTTGCTGCTGTATTAGTAGTGTTTGATATTGTCTGAGTAGTATTAGCATTCCAATATGCAAAAAATGCTGGTGAGTTTGGAGTAATCCATGTCAAATTTCCATTTCCATCAGTCTGCAAAACCTGACCTGCCGTCCCGTTATTTGGAGGAAGGACAAGAGTATTACTCCCTGCTGATGCTGGAGCATCTAATGCTGTATGTCCTGAACTAGATCCTAATAATTTTAATGTCATGGTTTTGGAATATCATCTTTTACTTTTTTAATTTTCGCTGCCATCTCATCAGAAAAAGCACCTTTTTTATATAGATCATCTAATTGATCTCCTATCTGAGGATATTCTTTACGTCTAAGTTCTTTATAAGCATTTGCAAGATCAGCTGCTTTAAATTCTGCAATCTTGGCATCTACTTCTGCTTGAGTAGGTGGATCTGTTTTACCATTATTCCATATAAGACCACGATGATCGACACTCCAAGGAATCCAATCATCAGCATTTCTGCCCTCTACAGATAGTAAAAATAAAGCTCTACCTTCATCTTCAGTTTGCGTTTCATTGTTATAAGCCATTAGGTAAACTCCGTAACCATCCAATAAGATGAACCATCCATATCATAAACAGATGCGGAACATCTTAATATATCAAAACGAAATGTAATATCATCTCCTGCACTAGTACAGGGATTATCAAAACAATGTCCAATAGTATTGGGAAGCCAATAGACACGAGGAGCACCAGACCACTCACTAAAATCACCACCACCACCAATACGATCATTAGGATATTCAACATAGAATCCAGATCTCTTTAATTCCGCAGCAGATGGTGAAATTCTATAGATTCTCATATGATATGCAGCATCATCATCACTACTACCCCAAAAATGACCCATACCAGTACCATACAATTGAATATTTATCTTTGAGTCTGGATCAACTGTAGTATATGTCATCGTAGGTCCATTTGACCAACTATTAGAAGAAGATCTTAACCACTCAACATTAAAGTATTGTTGCTTAAGAATATTACTACCAACACCAGTTAAATTAGATCCATCAAGTGCAGGTAATGCACCAGTTAAACGAGCAGCAGGTAGACCTGTTAAATTAGTGGCTGCTAAAGCTCCCAATGTTCCAGTTAGTTTACTGGCATCCATTGTATTCATATGAGCATTCTGGACAACACCTGCCTTAATCATATCCGTATCAACAATTGCATCTGGTAAACCACCTGTGGTGATTCCTGCTATTGTTCCTGCTCCACTAATAGTTACTGGCATTAATTCGACCTCCTACTTCCTAATATTTATACAATAGTCCAATAAGATCCTGATGGTATCGTGACCGTTTGTCCAGCTGCCACTGTGATCGGACCAAAACTTCCTGAATTTGTATTTGCAGGTATTGAATATGTTACTGAAACTGTCTGATCATTATTAAAAAATACTTTATTTGTTGTTGCACCACCAACAGGAGCAGTAGCAGGAAGATTTGATAAGTTAGCACCATCACCATAATAACTACCAGCAGTTACAATACCAGATGTTCTTATACTACCATCCTTATAAGCAGTAAGTGCTAGACCTGCTAATGGTCCAACACCAAATCCTTCTCTAAATGTACTTAATCCAGTAGCATCAACCCGTGCTACATCTTCATAAGTAACAGTTCCTGCTACACCTAAGTTTCCAGATATAGTTACATTACTACTAAAATTTCCTGTTGAAGAATTAAGAGGTCCAGTTGTAACTATTCCACTTAATACTGCATTTGTTGAAGAATGTATATATTCTGTTGAAGCAACACCAATTAATGCTGAACCATCTATTGCAGGTAATGCACCACTTAATTTTGATGATGTTAATGTTGATATTCTTGCGTCAGCAACAGTACCTGTTAATTGTCCAGCAGGAATGCTGGTTAAGTTTGCACCACTACCACTAAAACTTGTTGCAGTTACAATACCAGTTATATCCAAACCAGTAGAATTACCTGTTACAGCAGAACCAACAACAACTGTTGCAGCAGTGACACCTGTACTATGAACATCAGTAGTTCCTGTCTTAAAATTTGTAGCAGTTGCAACACCACTAGATACAAAACTAGGCCAAGTAATTCCTGGTTTAATACCAGACTCTGTAACTTGAGTTATAGTACTACCTAACGCCATTATACTTTCAGTTTTACTTCTATTTAGTCTGCAGCATTATGAAGTCTATTTTGTAGTTATTTGTCAACTTAAAATAACCCATCCTTTAGTATTATCTGCATTATATACAGTTTCATCCCATACCCAGTATGATCCTACTGATCCAGCTGGTCTTGGTATAGGAGGTTCATATATACCAGTTGTATTATTTAAAGTCCATGAAGCACAAGACTCTCCATTCTTATCTTTTGGACGAGGTTCATGAAATATATCGTGTGTAGAATTATAATACCAACCTACCCCAGGATAATTTGCTCTAAAGGGTGTTCCTCCTTTGCGGTGCTTTCCTTCAACAGTATTATATGAACATTTAACTAGTGTAAGATCGCCATGATGTTTTTTAAGATATGCTTGTCCAATCTCATCTTTTTCTATACCACCAACAGTCATAGAATTTATATTATCAAGTGTCCATACACTAGTAACAATATTATCGACCCCTAATTGTGCGTAATGTGCCATTATATCAACTATGTTTCCAACTATTTATGTTACTAAATTTCAACCCAAGACCATTTAGCATCTGGATGTATATCTACATCAAATAATTTTTTTGATTTAATATCAAATGCCAAAGTTATTCTTTCAGAATCTCCATTATATTGATCAGTCCAATGATAAAGATAACAAGGAAATATAGTAATCATACCATTAATATTTAAAAATGAATGAATATCTGAACTACTTTGATAATAGGTAGAAGTTGTACCATCCACTTTAACACTTATATGTCCACACAAATAATCCTCTTCCCTATACTTATATTGTTCAGCATGTTTATGGGATTTTATTTGATCTCCTTTTCTCATTACATTAGCCCAACACTTAACATAAATTGGAGTATCTATTAATCCAGTATATGCTTCATAACCAGATCTAATTGTTTTTTTAACTAAATCAGTACCATCCCAATCCAAAACATTAAAATGATAAAATCTAGAAGTTAAAGAATTAGATCCTAATTGAGTTTGACCATCAGTATATTCACCATCAAATCCAGTGGGAGGATACTTTTTTATAATCTGAGGTTCTTTTTTAAGAATTAAATTAGTTAATACATTACAATCTATATCAGTCTGTTTTTGTATAATGTCCATTACTGACCTTTATCCCATGCATAATGTGCTCTTATTCCATCTTGTAACACATAATGAAAAAATATTTGATGATAATATAATGAATGCTTATCTAGTCCATCCCTTATACTTTCTAAAAGACCTGGCATTGGTTCTCTCCAATGAGGTCTTTCACAACCTTTATATATCATTGCATCACCTGGTTCTAATACTACAGGAACATTCTCACCATTAACATCTTTAACCCATATAGGCCAGTTTTCTTTAATATTAGTATCAATATGAACAGTAACTGATATTTCACAAGCAGGTCTATCTACATGTTTCTTTAATTCTTGTCCAGGAAAATAAAACCTATCATAATAATAAGTCTCATAAAGTCCACGACCAATTGCTGTTTCTACTATATCTTTTATATTAATATGAATATCTCTATATTGAGGATACCAATAACGTTCAATTGAATCTTCTACTTGTTGATCATCAAAAGATATAAATTGCTCCTCTCTCATACCCCACCATTTAAATAAACCTCTATCTGTTGGAACAGAACAATGAAGTAATTTTGGATCACATATCTTTTTAATTATTAAGTATCCATTTGCATCAAAAAACTCATTCTTAGTCCAAGAAGTACCAGAATTTTCTAACTCACTTTTAATTAAATCTTCTTCAATCATTTCCATCTTGGACCAATAACCCATCCGACTATAGATTTTCTAACACCTTTAGTAACTTCACAAACTCTATGCTTCATACGTGAATCAAAGAAAACAATTGATCCTCTTTGCCTAGGTGCAATGTACTTGGCATCATCTACACCCATAAATTCAATATTCCCACCTTCATAGTCATCAGGATGAGAAAGTTGTAATGTAAATGATAACTTTCTAATTTGCTCACAAGATTTATTTAAAAAATCGTTACGAAGATCTTCATTATTTACAGAGTCCTCTCCATTTATAGCAGTAGATGATGGTTTATAATGAGTTGGTAACGCTGAATCATTATGCCAACCATAATATTGTCCTTCACTATATCTTGTATATTGCATATTTTCACCATCAATATGACTCAAATCATATAAAAAGTTCTCCCTATTTGCTTTTTGTACATAATGCCAAATAAATCCTGCTACCCAATGACTAGTAGGAACCCAAGTACTTTGTGAATTTCTTATATCCTTATCAATAGATGCTCCATAAAGAAGAGAATCTTTCATCTTAGTATCAAATTTATCTTTTAAGTCGTCTTCAATAATATCAACAACCTTCTCAGGAAGATCTGTAAAGTGCCAAACAAATTGATATGCCATAAAAATTATATCATCAAAAACATTATACAGGATTCTACTATATGTGTCAATCAGGTTTAGGATATTTCTCCTTTATACTATCTATTGCTTGAATCCACGATCCATTCTCAAGATTTCCATTCTTAATATCGTGATATAACATATCCAGTTGATCTTTTAATTCTGGATATTCTTTTTCACGATTTCTTTCATAAAGATAGTGATTATATATCTCTACTTCTCTTTTAATTTCTTCTTCAATCTCCTCCCAAGTTGGAGGTTCAGATCCATCATCACATTCAAATGCATTAAATTTTCTATTTTCTAAATCCCAACGTGCTCCTGGTCTTAGTACTTGAATCGCAGTATCTACACCAGGCACTGGATATTCAGTACCATTAAATTTTCTAAAAGCCATAATAATTTTTAATAATTAAGAAGTTGGGTAAGCAATAATAACAATACCAGATCCACCATCTCCACCATTAACGCCAGCGAATCCTGCTCCTCCACCACCACCACCTGTATTGGCAGTTCCAGGATCTCCACTTGACGGTGGTCCACCTGCTTGTGGAGTTCCATGAGTGCTACCACCAGCACCTCCACCACCAGATCCTCCTGGTGGTCTATATGGTTGGTGATGATGACCACCGCCACCACCACCAGCACGAGTTACACTAGAACCAGTTATTGAATTAGCTGTTCCATTTCCACCACTACCACCGCCAGGGTTATTGGGGTTATTAATTCCATTTTGTCCACCAGCACCAGCACCACCACCGCCGCCGCCAGTACTAACTCCTCCATTACCACCATTATTTCCTTGAGATGGACTTACAGGTGGAGTATTTCCATTTCCTCCTGCTGTATTTGGATGTGCTCCTCCACCACCAGATCCACCATTTCTACCAACATTACTACCATAACTATTTCCTGCACCACCGCCACCACCAGCAGAGGTTTGTCCAAATACTGAAGATGGAGGTCCGTCACCTGTTCCATTACCAGGTCCACCAGCACCTACAACTACAGTATAAGATCCAGGAGTTAATGTATGTCCACTAAACGATCTATGTCCTCCAGCACCACCAGCACCTACTTCAAATCCAGTACCACCCAGACCACCTTTGCCGCCGCCACCGCCGCCGCCGACTATTAAATATTCTGCACCTGTCTTAGATTGTCCACTGACAGTAAATGTTCCTGGTCCAGTAAATGTATGAACTGCCCAACCAGATCTACTAGATGTATTTTTTGTTCCACCAGTAGCAGTAAATGGTTGAACTGACGCAGCAACCCACTGAGTACCGTGCCAACATTGTAATTCGTTACTAGTACTATTATAAATTAAAGTTCCTGTAGCAGTACCAACACCTGCATTTCTTCCTGCAGTTGTAGTAGTTCCTACACCCACAGCAGTCCCAGATATAAATGAACCTTCAGTTGAATTGCCACCAACAGCAGTTAAAATACCAGTTACAGTTGCACCAGATGCATTTGCCTGTACTTTTACATCACTACCATTCTTGATAGATGATGAATCAACTACTTGCCAAGAACTATCTCCTCTTAAAAATACTGTATTATTAGCAGTACCAGAACCTAATCTTGCTGTTGGAACTGTGCCAGAAGCAATATCACCAGCAGCAACATCACCACTAAAACTTGATGCAGTTATAATACCTGTTGATCTTATACTTCCATCTTTATAAGCAGTTAATGCTATTCCAGTTAGTGGTCCAACACCAAAACCTTCTCTAAAAGTACTTATTCCTGTTGCGTCTACTCTTGCTACATCCTCATAAGTTATAGTACCAGCAACACCTAAGTTACCATCAATAGTTACATTACTAGTAAAAGCACCAGTTGATGCATCAACAGCACCTTTAAAAGTAGTAGCAGTTACAATACCTGTAAAATATCCATCCCCACCAATATCTAAAGTCGCATTAGGAATAGTCGAACCAATACCAACCTGACCAAGAGAATCCTGATATACTCCTCCTGTTCCAGATTGATGCTTCCAATTATTAAAACGAATATCAGACATTTATATAATCTTTTCTTGTATTTAGACTACCACTAGGGTGGATCCTGTAGCAACATCAAGTGTAATTCCTACACCTACTGTAACAGGTCCAACTAATAATCCATTTCGACCTGTTGGTACAAAAACATTTGTATCTAATACTTGATCGGTTGCTAAAACTCCATCAACAATCGCAACATTACCGTATGCTTGTAATGCACCTTCTGAATTTGCTGTACCAACTGCTTGTGCTGTTCCAACACCAACAACTTTACTTGTAGCAACACCAACTGAATCAGACTTCCAAGTTCCAGCAGCACCTACTGATCCACCACCACCTTCAAAGAAAATAGTAGCAATACCAACACCAGAATTATAATATCCAGTACTAACACCTGGTCCTGCAAAATTTATTGTTTGTAAATTACCAGTTGATATAGTTGTACCAGCACCTAATCCAATTGAAGTAGTAACACCTAAACTTGAACCTTGATCAACATATATTGTAGCAATACCAGCAGTAGTATTATATTGTGTTGTTGATATACCAGTACCTTTAAAATCTATTTCAGTTACACCACTACCAACTAATGTACTATTCTTACGAACATCAAGTTTAGCAGTTTCATTTAATTGTGCAAGTCCAACAGTTCCATCACCAGGCACACCAATACCTAATGCAAGACCCAAAACAATTATAAAACAATCATCTGTACTTGCTGGTGGTGCTTGGAATATTATTTGATTATTATTAATTTCATATGCAGATTCTGCCTCTTGCACAATACCAGCAAGAGATACCATAAGGGAATATGATGAACCAGGATAAAAATCCGATCCACCAGACTTTAAATTAAATGTAGTTAAAGAACCATTAAACTGAGACTGAATAGAATCAAGTTTTAAATAAGTCCCAGAAGTAAGTTCTCGACCAAGATAAGGCATATTATTACTTTTTTAGTTATTTATATCTCATGATTAAAGTTCCGATTCTGCTGTAAAATTAAAAATTCCTGCACTAGTTCCACCTAAACTACCATAAGTTACATAAAAACCAGTATTACTCCTACCAGTAGCGATAATAGAACCACTACCTGTGTTAGTTGCGGTGAATGTTGGTGTTGTTCTCATTTGCGTTGCAAATGTGGAACCTGCTCTAGCATAGCCATTCGCACTTCCGTAACCAGCACCGATGCTAGAACCTACTTGATAATAACGTTGGCAACGACTAAGTTCTTCTCCATAGCTGCGGTGCTCAAATGGTGTGGCTACTGAGCCAACTTCTAACTGAACGCCTGTTAAATGAAAATCATTACTATCACCCATCCAATTATATTGATTACTTGTTTGCATTTCTAATCCACCACTACCACTCCAAGCTTGCCAACCTAGACTACCTACTTTATCAGAACCACCCATTAATACCCATCTAACACCAATATGCCCCCATGTACCTGTTGTATCTCCAGGGATAGTTAATGTTTTTTTCTGCCAGGTATTTGCAGTCCCACCTGGTAATGTATATTCTGCAATATAAGTTCTATTATTTGTACCTGAATTATATACATTAAGACAGAAAGTTTGTCCTGCTACATTACTTTTTACCCAGAAACTTAATGTTACTGTTTTAGCATTTGCTGTTCCCCACTGTAAATGTTTAACATCAAGGTCTTCAATAATAGTTTGTATAGAGGCACGGTCATTGCTACCGACACTTGTGTCGGTTGAGAGAACACGTACTTTAACACATTTTGAAAATTCACCAGTACCATCTTGAATACTCATACCGACAGAACCAGAAGTATTTTCAGCGAATTTAAACCTATCTGCTCTATAGGTATTTGTATCATTTGCAGCAGTAACTTCAGCGGTCCCACGTTGGGCCACTGACATGGCTCCATTAATTATCAAATTTCGATGGCTTAATTGTCCTGTTGATGGAATAAATGCCGTTGCAGTTATAATACCAGTAGTATTAACACTTGAGTTACCAAATGCAGTATTAATACCAGTTAAACTTGCACCACTAATAGCTGGTAATGCACCAGTTAATTGACCTGCAGGTATACTGGTTAAGTTTGCACCACTACCAGTTGGATTACCAGTCAAGTTACCCACAAAAGTTGTTGCAGTTACAATACCTGTTGTTCTTATGCTTCCATCTGCATAATGAGTTGCTGCTACACCTGTAATAGGTCCAACTTTAATTCCAGTTCTTGCAGTTATTAATCCAACCGAATCTATATTAGTCTTATCTTCACTGGTTAATGTACCAGCGACACCAACATCTCCACTAAAAGTACCAGTAGTACCAGTTAACGAACCCGTTAAAGTAGTACTACCATCTATACTTATAGTACCATCATTGGTTGTAATGGTATCATTTGTTCCGTTTATCTGGATTCCCATTAGTTAAATCTCCGCACTAAATGAACCACATAAGTCTTGAGAACTATCACCCAAGCTAAATTCTGTACTTCCGTGATGAAATAAAGCAGAATTTTTAGACGTAAAAACATTAGGAGTAGTTCCAGTCCATGAAGAATTACCTTCTAAAGACCAAGTAGCTTGTGCTCTTTTTTCAACAGCAAAAATTACGTTCTCAGTTTTACCATTTATACTTGAAGAACCTTGAAACATAGCTGTACCAGCGTTCATATACATCCCTTCATAATACCTCTGACATCTAGCTAATTCCTCACCATAACTATGGTGCTCATACGGTGTAGCTACTGAGCCCTCTTCAAGTTGAATGCCTGTAAACGCACATTTATGACCAACGGTTGCACCAATATTCATTGTTTGACCAGCTCCTCTATCTCCTGTAGAAGTTGTTGTCCAAGTTGTTCTTACAGCTCCAGTCTTTGCATTAGCCCCAGCAACAATTACAAACTCAACCCAAAAACCAAGTCCATTATCGTTGTTTATTTCACTATCACTTCCAGGGAAAGTAATAGTTTGCTTTTGCCAAGAACCTGCATTGGAATATGTGTAAACACCACTAACCCATTCGTTCGCATCTCCGTGGATAAGGTTTACTTGCCCATTTCCTGCAACGTTACAGTTCATCCAAAAACTTAAAGTAACTGATTTCTTAGCAGCATTACCGTAAGCTAAACGAACAACATTTCTAGCTTCTATTTTCTGCCTTATATAAATGAATGTATCCGCATGAGGAGTCGCTTGTGCTGTTCCAGTCAAAGCACATTGAATGCTTCTTCTAAATCCACCTGGCTCATAAGAAGTATCAGTATGGTTAAAAGCCCAGGTTCCTCCCGATGGATTGGTAATCTTTAACTCCCATCTATCAGCACCAAATTCACCAGCACCATTCGTTAACCCTGTTACATTTCCACCTACTCCATGCCTCTGATTGATTTGACAATCTCCATTTATCAAGAGATTTCTACCACCTAAGTTTCCTACTGATGGGATAAATGCAGTCGCAGTTATAATACCACTAGTATTAATACTATCAGCAGTTCCAACACCAACACCTGTCAGTGCTGATCCATCACCAGAGAATGCTCCTTTAAAGGTAGTAGCAGTTACAACACCAGTAACATCTATTCCAGATGAAGTTAATGTAAGAATACCTACATTAGCAATCTTAGCATCAATTCTAGAGGTATTAGTTTGAACAACAGTATTACCTGTCTGAATTGCAGTGGCATCAATACCAGTTAAGTTTGCACCAGAACCATAGTAACTTGTAGCAGTTATAATACCACTTGTTCTTATACTTCCGTCTTTATATGCCGTCAGTGCAATACCAGTGAGTGGTCCTACACCAAATCCTTCTCTAAATGTACTAATACCAGTTGCATCTATTCTAGCAACATCCTCATAAGTAATCGTACCACCAACACCTAAGTTACCACCAATAGTTACATCACCACTAGTAGTTAAATTAGAATTACCTAAAAAATTTATGGTGCCGCCAGCAGTTCCTATCCCAAGAGTAGTTCCTTGTGATGGTAAAATAGTATCGACTCTTAAATTACTGGCCATTTTTTTTAATCATTTAGTCTGCAGGATCGGTAGTATTAGTCTTTGCCCACTCCAAGTATTCTTGATAATCTGAATTTTCCGAATTCATTGGAATCCATTTTTTTCCTTTCCAAATAACTCCTACATTTTCTGTACCTGGAATGTTTTTAAAAAATTTGTAATCAGCCATAGACTCTAATTTCAGCAGCCATTAAGATTTAGGAAACTTAGTTTTTACACTTGAAATTCCAACAAACCACTCTCCTGTTTTAGCATCATTTCCAAACTTACCAGCATTTACATCACGATAAAGTTGATCTAATTGGTCTGATATTGGAATATATCCAGATGTTGTTGCTGTTCCAACTCTTCTTGAATGATAGCAATTATTTTCAAGATTTTGTAATCTAGTTTGCTCTGCTTTTATATCAGAATTACTGATAGGTGAAGCACCACCCCAATCAATTGTAGTTCCTGATGAATCAGGATCATTATCTTCTGTATAAACTATAATAGGAAAACCATTTGAACCTGTATATTCTGGTTTTAAAGAATAAATTGTTTCCAGTATTTTTATTGTTCTTTTCATGACTATGCGTTCCTCTTGTAGTGTCTAATCCAACTATAATATCCAGAATTATTAGATGTTCCAGAACCGTTGTTAAATTCTACAGTTTTATTGGTTGAATGGACTTGAGCTATTCCCCTCAAATAGTATGTAGTACCAACAGTCATTGATAGATCACTTACATCCCATTGTTGATTAATCGAACATACCTCATAATGGTCTCCATTTGATGAGTCTCCATTACCCCAAGCATGTTGTCCTACCTGGTAAAAGATATTTCTGTTAGCACCAAAGTTTGTAGCAGTTGAATGCATCATACCTAATCCCCAATAACTTCCAGTAGTATTCCAGTTGGAGTATACTTGTGTCTGTACATACATTACAATAATATCATCAGCATGTGCTGGAGTAATTGTGTGGTAATTTCCATTGTTTATTACAATACAATCTCTATTGCCATCAGCATTTCCACCAGCATGTTGAGAACCATTTACTTGTACTTCAGTGCCATGTCGATGTTTATTATTATATGCAAGATAATGAGTACCTGCAAAACCAGCAGCCCATGCAGGGTCATTAGCACCCATCGTCAATACTTGACCTGATGATCCTTTTGCTAATCTTTGATCAGCAGATGCACCCCTATAAATTATATCTCCTCTTGTTGTTGTTGGTGTTCCAGCAGCACCTTTTGCCATGTATGCCCAAGAGCCATGTGCTGTTCCTCCAGATGAAGGAGCATTACCTGTTGATGCAGTTGTACAAATATAGGTAGATGTTATTCCAGTATCTGTATACTCAACAACATCGTCTGGAACATATGCAGTTCCTCCTGCATAGGTTCCTCGCCACACCATTTTAATTTTTCCTAGATCAATAGTTGCCATATTATTAAATAGTTGCTATTAGATTCCCATCATTATTTATACTCCAACTAATACCAGATGCAGCAAACATTACTTGCTCAAATGCAACATACTGGGCATTAGTTATATTATCAGCACCTGAATTCGTAGTTCTCACTTCTAAATGACTACCAATACCAGTAAAACCATACATTTCTGCACTTGATAATCCAGTTAGATTTGCACCACTACCAACAAAACTTGTAGCAGTTACAATACCACTAAATCTTGCTCCACCATCATCATATATTGTTGCACCAGTACCTATAGGAGTATCAGCACCAAGAACGTTTATACCTGCAGCTTCTACACCTACATTATGAACATTAGTAGTACCTGTCTTAAAATTAAATGCAGTAGCAACACCAACAACATCAAGACCTTGATCATTCCAAGTTGTCGTAGTTAACCCAGATCTGTTAGTTATTGAATTTACTCTAATCTCAGATGCCATTATGCTTTTTGATTATTTATTAAAAACCCTACAGACGAAAAAAATACCCCGATTTTTTTGCCCGATATTTTGGGAAAAAAGTTCGATTTTGGTTTAGACAACAACATAGTTACCATCCACACTTAGAACACCATTGATTGTTACTGGTCCTGCCATTAAACCATTAAAATTTGTTCCAATATAATGACTACCATTTAATTCATTATCAACAATTACCATACCATTACTTATATAAAGTCCTTTTGCAGTATTACCAACTCCTTGAAGATCTGCATCATCAGTACTTGTAGTTCCAACACCAACAATTGTAGATGCTGTTTGAATACCTGTTATAGATGTAGTCCAAGTACTTGCACCACCTCCACCAGCAATACTAATATCAACAGTTGTTCCACTACCATTTAATTGTAATGTATTACCTGCTCCAACAAAATTAAGTTGGGTAACACCAAGACCGATAGAAGTACCACCTGATTGAATACCAATCTGTGCCGTACCTGTTACTGTACCTCTAACGTTACCAATTATAGTACCAGAAGAAGTAACATCTCCAACAACAATATTATCCGTAGATTTTAATGATACATTACCAGTTCTTCCATAAAATCCAGTAACACCAGAAGTAGTAGAACCAGCAAATCCAATATGTCTTACTTGAATTATAGATCCATTACCAGGTGCAGATGTAAATGTTATTGTTGCTGAATTAGTACCAGTAACACCATATGCTCTCGTATTCTGCCCATCAGATGGATATTGTACAACACCATCTATTGTAACTAATAGATTTTCATTATTAAGTGCTGCTTTTGATAATGTAAATGCTGTTGTACTTCCATCACCAGTAAAATTATCAACCTTATTATCTGATATATCAAATGTTGGAAAATTATTCGCTACAAGATTACCAAAAAATACATCAGATGATGATGGTGCAGTTGCAAATACAATAATAGATTCTATATCATATCCATATCCATTTGCTGGTGTTGCAGTATCATGAGGTCTTTGGATTACTCCGTTGATTGACACCATCAACTGAGCAGATCTTGTCATCTGTGCCTTTGTACCATCATCATAAGATGCTACAAATTTTGTATTAATACCATCAAATGCAATATTTAATGTATGAGCAGTTCCAGATCCTCTACCAGTTATATTAATTGCTGTTCCAGCAGCAGCATTAGAAGCATTGGTAGCAAGTTTTATACTATTCTTATCGTTCTTAATAACATAATAAAAACTATTATTAGTAAGACCTCCAAGGTCTGAACCACCCCCATTACCATATTTTACTCTCTGTCCTTGTACAAACCTATGGTCATTATGAGTTAATGTATCAGCAGTTAGATCAACATTAGCTGGATTAAAAGTTAAGGTATAAGATGAAATATCATCTAATATCTTAAAACTATTATTCTCTCCAGTCGCTGGTTTTTGACCAATATATCCCATATTTTTATCCTATTAAATGAACACAGTAATAACTATATCTAGTATTACCATGTACCTGTTGTTGTCTTTTATTTTTCACATATAACTCATCACCTGCAGTTAGAGGAACTAGACCAGTAGAATGATCAGTATAGTATGCAGCAGTACCAGTATAATTGTCCCTATATTTTGCTCTTCTGGATGAGAAAGCTATATGATCACTACTCCCCGAACGGTCTCTATAAAGATCGAAACAGTCTGTTTGATCTGAATTATCAGAAATGCTCCGATAGATAACCAAAGTATAGAAAAAGTAAATTCCAGTTACTGGTGCTGTAAATTTTCCATTACTAGTATTATAATGATTACCTGTATTGAAATGACCAGCAGAAGCAGTAAGGTCATTAAAGATGATTGCATCTCCAGCATTACAAGTATAATCAGTACTTCTTCCAGCCTTGAAAGCTGGATGATTTGGTTTTGTTACATATCCATCAGATGTGATGCGGAGTCTTTCTGCTATAGCAGAACCATTATCTGTACGAAAAACAATTTGACCTTTGGTATTTTGAGTACCACTGTCACCAGTTATTGCCTTTATTTCAGCAATTACACCATTACTACCATTGTCGTTTGCAAATTCAATACTTCCGATGGTTAAATTATCTGAATTACCTCTATCACCAGTAATTCTTGTATATGTATCGCCACCACTTTTAACAAGTAAGGTTTGAGCATTCCAAGTAAGATTTGCCTCACCTTCTAATGTGTTTGCGGTTCCAGATCCAGTTATTAATCTATTATCTGCATTATTGTTTATTGTAGTACCAGTCACCGTATCCCATATTCCATCACCTCTTAGATACTTAGTATTGGCTGCTGTACCACCACCCAATCTAGCAGCAGTTACAATACCAGCAGAAATATTATTTGCATTTAATGCAGTTAGGTTTGCACCACTACCACTAAAACTTGTTGCAGTTACAATTCCACTTGTTCTTATACTTCCATCTTTATAGGCAGTTAATCCTATACCAGAAAGAGGACCAACTTTAAAACCTTCTCTAAAAGTACTTATTCCTGTCGCATCTACCCGTGCTACATCTTCATAAGTTATGGTTCCACCAACACCCAAGTTACCGTCAATGGTTGCATTACCCGTTACAGCAAGAGTACCAATTGTTGAATTTGATACTGTAGCAGTTACAATACCAGTAACAGTTAATCCATTAGGAAAATTAGGAGCACCGTTTGCACCTTTATTAGTAATTTGGTTAGCTCTAATTCTAGACATTGTATTACTTTTTTAACTATTTATAACTCGGCTGAAAAATGCATATATCCACTATTTGCTGTAAATTCCAACATACCAGCTTGACCAGCAGTCATTCCACCTGCGTCATATTGGAGAACAAATCCACAAGGATTACCTGTGCCAGGTTGAGAAATAGCAAGATTACTGACATTAAATGAATTGCTATCATCCGAAGAATCTACCTTCATGGAGGTTGCACTACCTGTAAAGCTAGGTGCGGTTCTCATAGGAACTGGTACTTGAACCATAGCTCTAACGGTTGTAGCGTTATTAGCATAAGTAGGTATACCAGGTAAATCATATTCATCACCTGTAATAGCATAAAAATAACGTTGACAACGAGCAAGTTCGTCTCCATAACTACGTTGCTCGAACGGAGTAGCCACTGGTCCAAATTCAAGTTGAACATTTGCAATATCTATTGTATATGCTGCTGTTCCAGAGTCACCTGCTGGTTGTCTAAAAATTTGACATTCATAAAAACCAGAATGAGTTGTTCCTAATGTTTTTCCAGAAATACTTGGTGGTGTAAATGTAAATGTTTTCTTTACCCAACTTGCAGTTACAGAAAAACTCCCGACACTTGTATCAACAACACTTGAAACACTACCACCTGATCCAAAATCTTGTCTGTTAATAATATCAAAAGTTCCTCCATTAGGATTTGTTCCTTTTGCCCAGAAACTTAAAGTAACCTGACCTTGTACTTTATCAACACCTTCTATCCTTTGACCTAAACTAACATTATTGTTTCCTGTAGTAACAGCAAACCTCATGTAATATTTTGGATTACTTGGAACATCAGTTTGACCAACAGTAAAAGCTTGTCTTGTTATTTGATAAGTTCCACCAGAATCGTTTGATTTCCAACGATCTGCACTAAAATAACCACTTGCAGTTTGTGATCCAGAATCAGTACCCCTTTGCCAAATGTCGAACTGGCCATTCATCACAAGATTGCGATGAGAAAGTTGACCTGTAGTGGGAACTAAAGCAGTTGCAGTTATGATACCAGTAGAGTTTACACTTGAATTACCAAATGCTGTATTAATTCCAGTTAGACCAGAACCATCACCAACAAAACTTGAAGCAGTTATAATACCTGTTGTTCTTATACTTCCATCCTTATAAGCAGTTAGTGCAATACCAGTTAATGGTCCTACCTGATATCCTTCTCTAAATGTACTAATACCAGTAGCATCAACTCTAGCAACATCCTCGTAAGTTATAGTTCCAGCAACACCTAAATTACCACCAATAGTTACATTACCAGTAAATGAAGGGTTATTATCAAACTCTGCACAATTTATTTTCCCAGTATAACTTGCAATACCAGCAGCAACCGTGATAGTACTACCACTACCAATTGGAGCAAGTTTATTAACGTTCAGTATACTCATCTGATATTTTTAGTTATTTATGCTGTTTGATAGGTAATTGAAAATCTAAGTGCGTTGTTAGTCATTTAATGGATTATGTACCACAGAGTCTAATAAATTTAACAGAAGTAAAGTTTCTTCCACCCATGTATTGTAGTGTAGCTTGAGAATCAACTGAGAATCTAACCTTACAATTTGTTGTGTTAGTAACATCAAATATGAACTGAGAATAAGCACTGTTATAACCATTAGAACCAGTGTTATATATCGCATTACTTGCGGCACTTGCTTGGTTATAAGACGAATTATCTTCGGTTGTGTTTATTCGTGATTGCATCCATCTACTTGAACGAGCATTTGCATAATACCAACAACTGAAAGAAACTAACCACATTCCTGTCGCTGGAAACGACCAAGTTCCAGAACTTTCTGTCATCGCAGTTCCCAACCTTGCATTTGCTGCATGGGTAGAATGAGTCCAACCCGTTAAAGGATCTTGACTACTTAAATCTTGATTAGTAGTATAATGCCACTGATCAATATATGTTACTCCACCAGCAGCTGCCCATGAAGGAGCAGCACTAGCACCTCCACTAGTTAATACTTGACCTGATGATCCGTAGTTAGCACCACCAATACCAAATTGTCCAGCAGATCCGATGCGAATTTTTTCAGAACCACTTGCTTTAAAAATATGTTCTGTTGCATCATAACCACCTGCCGCATATGCAGCTGCATTTTTATTTCCGAAAAGAATAACTCCATTACTACCCAATGCGATAGCATTTGAGTTACCATTTGCTATGATTGAGTAACCAGAAGATGCATCAACTGTTAATTTTGCACCACCTGCTGTGGTATTGACTCCAACCTTGCCATCAGATGCGATGCGAAATCTTTCTGTTCCTTCTGTTGTTACTTTAACATGTCCATCAGATCCAGTATCTACTGTTTGAACACTAGTATTTCCTGTAACTATTTGAGTAGCATCTATACCAGTTAAGTTTGCACCAGATCCATAATAAGTATTAGCTGTTATAATACCACTTGTTCTTATACTACCATCTTTATAAGCAGTTAAAGCAATACCTGCTAATGGTCCAACACCAAATCCTTCTCTAAAAGTACTAATACCAGTAGCATCAACCCGTGCTACGTCTTCATAAGTTATAGTTCCTGCAACACCTAAGTTACCTGATATAGTTACATTACTACTAAAAGCACCAGTTGATGCATCAATAGCACCTTTAAAAGTAGTAGCAGTTGAAACACCAGTTACAATCCATCCATTGGTTGCAGTAGGTGCTCCATTTGCTCCTGCATTTGTAAATGTACCAGCACGAATTCTTCCACCCGTTGCTGAATATACTGTAGCAGTTTCAGTAGATAGACCTAATACATCGGGAACAAGGTCATCACCATCTCCCATAATTAAATCTGCTGTATCTTCTACAACAATATCTGTGTATTGAGTATAAGCAGCAGAGGCACTTGGAGGTGGATCAACTGTAATTGTTGCACCAATACTTAATACATTATCTGTATAATATAATTTATTTAATGGACTAGTCTGCGTACTACTTAATGCAGTTCCTAATCCTGCTGGTAGTGATGTTAAATTAGAACCATCACCACTGAATGAAGTAGCATTTATAGTGGTTGCAGTTACAATACCACTAAATCTTGCTCCACCATCTTTATAAATTGTCGCACCAGTACCTATAGGAGTATCACCACCTAATACATTAATTCCTGCAGCTTCTACACCTACACTATGAACATTAGTAGTACCTGTCTTAAAATTAAGTGCTGTTATAATACCACTTATAACAGGATAACTACTAATACCAGGTCCAGTGATTCTAGTGAAAGACATTTATATACTTTTTAGTTATTTATAATCTACTCACTTAAATAAGAACTTAAATGGACATTTACTTTCTGAAGTAGTCTTAGAAAATAATTTAGGTTTCCAATCACCATCCTCAACTGATTTTAAATGACGTGGTATATAATTATTAACTATTCTTTCTTGTTTAGATATATCTTCTTCCTTTCTCAAAACATAAGTATCATCCAAATTTGAAGAATAAAAACATATTCTAAAAAGAGGATCACCTTCTTTAATAATAATAGGTTTATCTTCATCTACTATAGTCATTCCAATACTATTTGATCTTGACCAATTAGATAAATTCCACCAACCATTAGTAGTAATAAAATTATTATTATATGCAGTCATAGGATGATCCATCATTTCAATCCAAATATCATCATCCTCTGTCCAAAATAAAAATTTAGGATCACTCAATTGAATAACTGGTTTTGGTGAATTGAGATGATCATTATCAAGAACTACAATCGAGGTATCACTACATTCTATATTAAAATGACCGTCTTTGTTTTGTATTGATATGGAAAAATCCATAGAAGAATGAGCTACAAAAGTTCTGCTATTCTTATGATGAAAAGCAGGACATTTGTATTGAACAAAATTTGAATCTACAAGATCAATTTGTCTTGTTAATGTATCTTCTATAAATCCTAAACTGTTATAATGTATAATTCTCTCACTACTCATTCAATCAAGAAGGTTTTGTCGGCCAAGTAACTGAAGTTGGATCCAAATAATAACTAGAATCTAACTTTGGTGTAGAGTTAGCAGGAAGATCTCTTAAATCTTGACGATATTCTTTCCAATTAGTAGGAACTTCACTGCCAGTTTCTTGTGCTTTTACTGCAACCCAGTCACACTCTGCAAGAAGTCTATCTCTATGTTCACGCAACTGTCTTACAGGTTCAGCAGCATCCATATCTGCAATTTTATTATTAATTTCTGATTCTGTTGGTTTTGATTGGTCCTTATCAACCCAAACTAGGTTACTATAAAGATAACCATCTTCCTGAGTAGCACGGGCTTCCCATTCTGCTCCTGGTCTAAGTATTGGTAATACATCTGGAAGTTCGTATTTCATAATTAGTCTAACTCTATAGCGGATATACGTGATCTAACAGTATCATTAGCAACCGAAGTAGTTGTAATAGTAGCACCATTAACACTGGTTTGTTTCATACTATATGTAACTTCATTAGTAGTGTTTGGATGATGAACCATACAAAGAGCATAGATTCCTCTTGTTCGTCCACCTTCAGATCCTATCTGATAAACACCGTGACCATCTCTTTCTCCCCAGATAATTTGAGTTTCTGAAATACCTGAATGATTAAAGAAAAGTTGAAGTGCAGCCATTCTAGCCCAAGATGTACTATTATGAACAGTATATGGCATATAAACATTAATCTGAAATCTACTAGCAGCTGCTGTTGGAGTTACTGTACACGATACACCACAATCAGTTTTACTATTACTTGATGTTGTAGAAGTTACTACTGACCAAGCCCTAGAACCTTCTCCACGATTATAAGTTCTACATGCCTTAGCTTGATCTCCATTGGTACTAAAATTAATACCCATTAGTTTACCTCCGTCAAATTAAACTTATACTTTTTACCATTACGATTATTTATTAAGAAAAGATCATTTTCACCCTCCTGAATAGTATAGTCACCCCAAGTTCCATCAACATCATTACCACCTTCTACTGCTTCATTAGAGAGTTGTAAATCTTGTGTATATAAATCTCTCCAACGATCACCAGGTCCACCTAAATCATAAGTATTAGTTGCTCCTGGTTGAAGATGTCCTGAATTATTAATTTTACATCTAGTAACTTCAGATCCAGTCTCTGATGTATTAAAAACTATCTCTCCATCATCCTTATTAGTAGTATCTGAACCAGACCTTAAGTAAATACTACAGACAGAAGTATTATTCCATTTACCTTGAATAATTCCTAAAGCATTATTTGCAGAAGTTCTATCTGCATCCATAGTAATTTGTGTGTAATGATTACCATTATTAGTAATACTTACACCATCTCCAGAACCATTTCCTGTAATATTAAGTTGTCCTGCACCATCATAAGTAAGAGTAGATTCCCCTTCTAATGTGTTTGCGGTTCCAGATCCAGTTATTAATCTATTATCTGCGTTATTGTTTATTGTTGTTCCTGTAATACCAGTTAACTGTGCTCCTGATCCATAATAAGTTGTTGCAGTTATAACTCCACTTGTTCTTATACTTCCATCTTTATAAGCAGTAAGTGCAATACCAGCAAGAGGACCAAGTTTAAACCCTTCTCTAAAAGTACTTATTCCTGTTGCGTCTACCCGTGCTACATCTTCATAAGTAACAGTTCCTGCTACACCTAAGTTTCCAGATATAGTTACATCACCACTAAAAGCACCAGTAGATCCTGATACTGTTGTACCATCAAAAGGTCCAACAAATTTCGTAGCAGTTATAACTCCTGCTCTTACATGAGACCAATCTCCATTGGAATCATACAACTTCATTTGATCAGTATTCTTTGCAGTAATACTGTTAATACCAGCTATACTATTGGGTCTGATTATAGTCATAGTATTATGTTATTTCCATTATCGTTAATGCTACATCAAGACTACTAGCAACATCACTCTTTGCTGTTACTGTGTCTGCTGTTTGTATTACTACCTTATTTCCAGACATAACTTCTAATGATGATCCCTGTGGTATAGGAACATTCTTTAATAAACTAATATCATCTCCATTCGATCCTCTTGAAACTCCAACCCCTACATTAATACTTCCACCAGAAACATTAGCACATGTTATTCCAATAACAACTGTCGTGGTTGAAGAAGGAGCAGTATATATTCCAACTGTGGTTACACCCACGTTCGCTTTCGATTTTAATTTAAACGTATTTGCCATTTTTTATTATTCTATAAGGCGTAACAACCTACTGATGGTATTTATAATGTATTATCCCAGTGCAATTGCCATAGCAACTGGATCTTCTGCTGTAACAGTAATAGTAGCAATACCTGCAAGAGCAGCAGCATCAGCAAGAACTGCACTTCCAACAAAGTTTAATGTACTAATACTACCTGCTGTTCCAACAAGATTACCTTCTTCACGAACAGTAATACCTTCAATAGCACCAGAAGCAGCACTAGCAACCCAAGTCGGTGCATTGCCTGAACCATTTGATTGGAGTACATATCCAGCAGTACCTGCTGCTAAAACATCAGTAGCATTATTTCCAGTTTGTAAAACTACTCTATTAGTTGCATTGATTGCTAAATCAGTAGCAGTAGTAGAATTACCAGTTACATTACCAGTTAACGCACCAACAAAACTATTTGATGTTGTAACACCAGTAACAATAACACCAGTAGCATTAGAAGTAACAGCAGATCCTACAACAGAAGAGGTAGCAGTAACAGCACCAGTAACTCCTAAAGTTGATCCATTAAATGTTAAGTTACTACTATCTTCTAGTTCACCACCAGTACCAGCAATTACTACACGATTATCTGTTAGGTCAGATACCTTAGCACTTGCAGCAACTAAAGTAGAAGATGCAACCAGACTAGTAGAAGTAGTAACACCAGTTACAAAGACTCCTGTACTATTAGCAGTTACAGCACTACCAACTACAACATTAGTTAATGTGGATGTACCATTAACATTAAGTGCCGTTAATGTTCCAAGATTTTGTAATGAAGAATTGACAACAGTAGCACCCAGTGTTGTCTTGTTTAATATAGAATTTGTACCAGCTTTAAATGCCCCACCATCAAGCACACTGAAATCAATAGAAGATTGTAATGATGTTGATGCATGATTATATCTTATAAACTTCCTTATACCTGTAGAACCAATACCAATACCTGCACCATCTAATAATGCATTAGTTGGAACAGTTGATGCTATACCTACAACAAAATCACCAAACTCTATATCACCTTCATGAACTACAAATGATGTACCATCAACGAATAAGTCACCTTTAATTCTAACCTTACCAGTATTAACACCAACAGCAGCAGGATCAATTATTAATTCCTCAGGACCAGTAATCTGACTACCACTAATATTAATTCCTACTCCACTAGCACCAGTAGAGAACTGTCCAGCAGTTACAATACCAGAAGCAACTACTGTATCTAATACACTATGTCCTACAACTTCAAACTCTGATGTAGTATCAGTAAACTTTAAGTTACTACTATCCTTTAAACGACCACCACTTCCAGCATAAACAACACTATTTTGTGCAAGATCACCGACTTCTGCCTGAGCAAGAGAAGTCATACCAGATACATTTACATCATCTGCTTCAACGTGACCATCAACATTTAATGTTCCATTAACATCTACTATACCAGCAAATGTAGAAGCAGCAGATACATTAACAAAATCTAATTCAGTATGACCATCTACATCTAAGTTATGATTAATATCTACAAGACCACTAAAGGTAGCAGTATCAGAAACATTAAGAACATCTAGATCAGTCTGACCATCTACATCCAATGCACCATTAGCGTCTATTGCACCAGTAAAAGTAGAGAGACCAGTTACACTTAAATTACCACGAAGATATGCATCATGATTTGTATCAACAACATTGGAATTCATCTGAGCACTGTTGCCCATATATCCGTGGTTCACACATTGATAATGTAATATTGTGGGTGTAGTATCTCCTACAACAATCTGTGTATATGCACCAGCACTACCAGCACTTCCATTATAAGTTACTCCAGTTTCATATAAGGTAGTCTTATCTGCTTCAAGATAGAATTTTATTTGATGATTACTATTAGTATTATCTGCCTGATCAAACTTATAAGTTCTTCCTGGTAATAGTGTTAAGAATGGTGATTCAATTCCATCTATAAAATAACCCGAAGCACTTCCAGTTCCATTATACCTATGAGTAGCTGTCTTAGACCCAACAGTAACAGTAAATGTTTTTGCAGTCGCACTATATGGAGCTGAAAGATTTGTATAACCTTTAATCTGACCAGCAGCCCATAAATCACTTTGGAATGTTCCTACTCCAACAAATGTAGATATACCAGAAACATAAAGATTGGTGGGATTAATAGAACTAGGAGATGAAACACCCTTACTACCAATATATCTGTAACCAACAATGTAAATATTAGTATCAGTTACACCACTTGGTAAATCTGCACCATTAAAGTTTAGAACACCAGAAGAATAATCAAAGAACCAAGTATCATCATTACCACTACTACCAGCAGCATCTAAAGAAACACCACCAGAATTTGGATCTCCCTTATAAACTTTAATAACATATCCCGATCCAAACTGAGTATCAATCCAATCAGTTAAACGGGCAGAAGATGTATTATTATATGTCGTATACGCAATAAAAGCACGGCTTCCAGAAACCGTACTATCTACGGTCATCCTAAGACCAGAAGTACCAGCAAGATATACCTTTACAATAGATGTATCAGATCCTGGTGGAGTAGTTGGAATACTTAAACTCTGCGTCCAAATACTACTGTCTGGTATGACAAACGGAGATGGAAGTGATTCATTAAAAGGTTCTTTTGTAGTACCACCACTTATTGCACCAGTTCCTGATACAGATCCAGTTTTAGATAAACTGTAACCAACTTTCTTTAATAGAAAGTCAACCTTTTGTTCGGTAGTCGGTCTTCCCACTTAATTTACCTCTCCTATATTATGTATCTGATAATGAAATATCACTAATGGAATTTCCACTAGTTAATTTGAATCTAATCAAAACTCTATTATTACTATCATTAGAAGATGATTCAGTACCGAATGTACAAGTGAATGTACCACCATTAGTATCCATTACACCACCAGTAGCACATCCAGGATTGGCATTATTGGGAACACCAGCACCAGCATATGAAGCAAACATATTTGCCCAACCATTAGTAGCAGATAATCCAGTAGTCCAAGTAGAATTATCAGGCATACATACCCAACATCCTGCTAATGCTCCTGTATAAGAAATATTAAACTGTGAAATAGATGCCTGTATAAATTGGAATTGGAAATATTGACTTCCACTTCTACCAGATGATAAATTAGGTCCAGCTGGTAGATACCCAGTAGAATAATTTGTCTCATCGTGACGTAGATCACCACCTCTTACAATGGATTCATATACAGCAGGGGTTCCTGATGCATTACCATCCCAAGTAACATAAGTAGCAGTCGGTGTATCACCAGTTGCTCCTGCTTTAACTCTGGTAGCAGAACCACCAGTTAAACTACCAACAGTACACTCAATAGCATCTTCATCAACATTATTAGTATAGTCAGCAGTCGTACCCATAATGTTGACTGCTTCACTTAGTGTTACTCTCTCATTCTGATCTGCACCATAAGGTGTCCAAACATCCCATCTATTAAAATGATTAGATGTAATAGTAGCGTGTATATTTCTAGGAGTATGTGAAACAGTACAAGTTACAGGAGTACCAACACCAAAATTTCTAGCAGGAGGATGAGTACCACCACTAAACTGATTGAATAATTTAGTACCACCAGCAGTAAATCCCGTTGTCTGTGATTCAGACCAAAGAAGTTTATTAGCACTAGTTCCAGTAGCACGATAATACATATCACCAGTAGCATTCTCTACACTTACAACGTAACTAAATGCATTACCTGCTGCCTCAGTGTAATGAGGAACATATGATGAATATGATAATGTTGGTGATCCAGGTACAGATACAGTACCAAAGGTTATATCAGGAACACCTACCGTACTTGGATCCTCATACCAATATAGATCAGTAGTATTACTAGAGTCCTGTTGAATCTTTACTTTATTATATCCATCAAGACAAGGTGAATTTAATAACCTAGTATCATAAATCTGATAGAATTGAGATGTAATTCCAGTATTTCTTGTGGAATTAGATGCATCTTCATTATTTGCTATTACTAATGTATCATATGTTCCATCATTAGTTCCTGTTGATAAAGTAGTTGTTCCTACACCAACAGCATTAATAAATCCCTTAACAGTTCCAGAATCTCCTGGTCCATATTCTGTTAACCATGCAGTCGTTATAGTATTATCATTATTCCTCCAATATTCACTTCCTGCTGATGGTGCAGAACCACCTGTATTATTTACAGGGGTAAATCCAGCACAGAGTCCTCTTACAGTAGTTGTAGCATTTGGTACTGCTGGTAAAGTAGTAGTATCAATTTCTAAAGTTACACCATCAATAGTATCTGGTGGATCAGGAACCAACTTTCCAAGAATATTATTTAAATCATTTATACTATCCTTCGTATGATCAGTAGCGTTAATTGTAAATGCTCCTGATTTAAATCCACCTGCTGGAGTTCCTATAACTTGATCACCTGTATATGTTGTAGCAGTTACAGTACCAACATATTCAATTGATCCTCCACCATATGTCTCTTCCCAAGGATTGAGTAATGCAACCGTATCAGCTATACCAACACCATTAGTTTCTCTTTCTGCATATAATTTTCCATCATAAGTGTTGAGAGCTATCTCTCCTAACTCTAAGTCTGATAATGCAGGTCTCTTACCCGCAATAGCAGACCGTTTAAATCTATATGGTGTCGCCATTTATCTCATTCGGTATGTACCAGAAGAAAACAGTATATACTGTTCATTCTTTATTTATTCAAGTAACATTATTCCGATTTGGACGATAAGCAAATAAATTGATTGGTGGATCAGGTTTCATCCATTCCTTTATCCTTTCATACCTATCAATATCAAAAAACTCCTGTGAAAAATACCAATCTTTCCAAGGTTGATGTCCTTTATTATGATTACAAGAATGGCAACAACATACCATATTTTTGGTAGTATCCTTCCCACCTTTTGATCTCGCTAATACATGATCTATCGTAATATTTTCTTCCGACCCACAATAAGCACACTTATAATTCCATCTTTCTCTTATCGTTCTCCTCCATAATCTTGTTGCTTCTGCTGAACTTGTTGTGTAAAGGTTAAACAGATACTGTTTAGGAGAAGATAAGATTTCCATAAGTGCTTGCGACTTACGATTATTTATTGTTCCTCATATTTTTTCACACTTTCTTCCCATTCCTTAAGAGAAGATGAACAATCAGGTGGTTCAGGATCTTTATATCCCTTCATCTTTTTCCATTGATTATACAATGCACCTAGTATCCATGACTGAGATAGACTCTTAGGTCCATTCTCAAGTAATTCAAGATACTTTTTGTTGCTAGTATATGCCTTGTATTCTTCTCTCCAATTGGAGTCATCATAAGGTTTGTTCAATATAAATTCTCCTCTTCACCTAATTGTATCACGCAATCAGAAGTAGGGTATGAAACACAAGTCAAACAATAACCTGCTTCTAATTGATCTTCATCTAAGAATGATTGGTCTTCCTGATTAACAGTACCCTCTAAAAGTTTACCTGCACAAGAAGAACAAGCACCAGCACGACAAGAGTAAGGAGCATCAGCACCTTCTTCCTCTGCTTGATCTAAAATTGTAGTACCTTCATCACATTGGAAGGTAGTCTTTTCTCCTTCTGCATCTATAACAGTAACGGTATAAGAAGCCATTTTTAATATCTCTAGGCGATGTTATTTATTATACGAATCATTGTTATCTACCTTCTCGTGATCTATTCCTGATAGTAATATGATTACCTTCAATTCCAAACTCTAAGTAATCTCTATGATCCCAATCAAGTTTTTCATAAAGAGCATCAAGTTTTTTCATATCATCCCACAGATCAGTAGGAGTTGGTTCACCCCAAAAAGGATTATCTTCCATTATACAAATTTCCTTAGATTGGTTAAAATATATTTATAGGCTTCCACTATATCTCCCTCATCTTTTCGGAACAGATCTTTATCAAATCTTTCCTTCGTACCCTTTTTCCAGAGTCGCATGTTGTCAGGTGATAGTTCATCAGCCAAGAATAAATCGCCATGAGAATCATAACCAAATTCCAATTTAAAATCTACAAGATCAATACCCATAAGTGTGAATAACATTTGAAGATATGAATTTACTTCAAGTGCTACCTCCTTCATAGGTTCAGGATCAATACCCATTAATCTAACACGGTCATGTGTAAGTAATGGATCATCTTTTTCATCATCCTTTAAGAAGTATTCAACTATAGGAGGATTAATTAATTGTCCCTCTGGAATAGTAGTGTCCTTGACTATACTACCAGCAGCGATATTTCTAATTATAACTTCTACTGGTACAATAGTCAATTTTTTACAAAGTAATGTATCCAAATTTGGACAATCAATATAATGTGTTCTGATTCCTCTCTTCTCCATGTGTTCAAAAAGAAGTGCTGATATAAGGCAACAAGTCTTACCTTTATCTTCAGGAAAATCTATCCTTCTACCATTACCAGCAGTTACTTTATCATGGAAATGTACATATACTCTCTCAGGTTCATCAGCAATACTATAAACAGATTTTACTTTACCTTGAAGTAATAAAAGATCATGTGCTTCAGTCTGAGGTACTTTTGTATAAAAAAGATTTGGTTGTTCTTTACTATCCCCACTCATTAGTCTTGACTCCAATCTTTATAGGCTGGTTCTTCCTCTCCAACATAATATTTAAAATGTTCTGTATCAAAATATGATGGAGGTAATTCTTTAATATGATCGTATGCTCCTTTACATCTCTTCTTATGCTCTCTTTCATCTAATACTTCATTAATAAGTATCTTTAACTCTTTAACCTCTGTATTAGTAAACATCCTACGAGGTGTAACCACAGCAGGTTTATGAGGTTGTACCTTTATTGGTCCCTTATAGTTGGGATCAACTGGTCCACTCATTCCTTGAGTATCTATCTTAGACATTATGATTTAGATTTTTTTAAGTATATCATAGCATTATGTAGTGTGTCAATATCATACTTAATTAATTTATCACATTTCTTACATAGATCTCCATTTACTTTTATATTATTTTTCTTACAGATAATACAAGTTCCTAAACTATATCTTTTTTCATATGATTTCACCCTCTTAGATGTACATTCCTTACATTCATATGCATATGATGAAGCAAGAGTACGATCTTTACGTGATAAGTAAAAATCAGATATTAAATTTTTATCTTTACCACAAACTCTACACATTCTAGTAACAAGAAATAAATGTTGAGTTTCTAACTGGTCATCTAAATCCATAAAAAAAAGACCCCTACAGTATGTAGAGGTCTTTGATAAAACGATTAGATATTAACCGATAGAAGGAGCAACGAGTGCAACTTCACTAGTCTCAGCAGCTGCTAAGTCTAGAGGGAAGTTGTGAGCATTTCTCTCGTGCATTACCTCCATTCCCAAGTTTGCTCTGTTAAGAACATCACCCCAAGTAGGAACAACCTTACCAGATGCGTCTACGACTGACTGGTTGAAATTGAAACCATTAAGGTTGAATGCCATCGTACAGATACCCATTGAAGTTAACCACACACAGACCACAGGCCATGAGGCAAGGAAGAAGTGCAGTGAACGTGAGTTGTTGAAACTAGCGTACTGGAAGATAAGACGACCAAAGTAGCCATGAGCAGCCACAATGTTGTATGTCTCTTCTTCTTGTCCGAACTTATATCCATAGTTAAGTGATTCATTTTCTGTTGTTTCTCTAATTAGAGAAGAAGTAACAAGTGAACCGTGCATAGCACTGAATAAAGCACCACCGAACATACCTGCAACACCTGCCATATGGAATGGATGCATTAGGATATTATGTTCTGCTTGGAATACGAACATGAAGTTAAACGTACCAGATATTCCAAGTGGCATTCCGTCAGAGAAAGATCCCTGTCCGAAAGGATAAACTAAGAATACAGCAAAAGCAGCAGATACAGGTGCAGAATATGCAACACAGATCCAAGGTCTCATACCTAAGCGATATGATAGTTCCCACTGTCTGCCCATGTAAGCAGAGATTCCAATAAGGAAGTGGAAGATTACCAACTGATATGGGCCTCCATTATACAACCATTCATCTAAGGAAGCAGCTTCCCAGATAGGATAGAAGTGAAGTCCAATAGCATTGGAAGATGGAACTACAGCACCAGAGATGATGTTGTTTCCATACATGAAAGAACCTGCAACAGGTTCACGGATTCCGTCAATATCGACGGGAGGAGCAGCAATAAATGCTATGATGAAGCAAGTTGTTGCAGCAAGTAAACATGGGATCATTAAAACCCCGAACCAACCAACATAGATTCTATTCTCGGTTGATGTTACCCACTCACAAAACTGCGGCCATCCTGCAAGTAATGAGCTCTCTCTTTTTTGAAGAGTTGTCATTAGTCCAACTTTAAGTAGGGCTGATAGGGAGTCAGCGAAACTTATTTTCCTGTAGTACCCTTAAATCTACAGGTAGGATGAGAGACGGATTGTTATTCTGCCTAGTCTCGGTAGCGGCAGTAGTAATAGATGAGGAATTCCTCATCTCAGTTTATTTATAGTAACAGATTGTTAAGCAAAAGTCAAGTATCAAATGTTACGAACGAGGAATATCAAATTTTCTAGGTCTTGGATAAAGAACTCCTTCTAGAGGTCTTTTTTTATAAGTATTCTCTCTATTAAATCCTTTTGCATTCCAAAAAACATGACCAGCCGTTGTTCCTGCTTTATCTGTAAGGTGAATATCTTGTGGTTCTCCATGCTTAAGTTTAACATGTCCAGTACTAGTATAAATTTGTTGTGTTGGAATAATATCAGTATCTGATGCAGCAGGAACACTAGCCCAATTTGGAACACTACTATAATATTCTACATCATGTCTTGATTCTCGTTTAAGCATATCCTTTACTTGTGCTGGTGTTGGCCATACTCCATTTAAAACATAATATTTTTCCATATGTACTGCTGCTCTACCTGCTGTTGTTGGATTACCACAACTATTTCCACCAAATGTTCCCCACTTATTTCCATCTTGATATACTGAATCAGAATTCCTACCAGCACAAAATGTATAAACACCACGACCTATAACATCTATACCTGGTCCCCTACCACTATAGCTATCTAAAGTGGGATGCTTCTCACTATTTTGCCCTGCTGCAGAAGTTATAGTTTTATCAAGTCCACCTGTTCCATAATCTCTAAACTTATAATGAGTAGTGTCTGTTGTAGTAGTTTTAGTTATAGCAAGATTAGTTCCAGTAGGATCTAAAGAATACTTAGTTGTCGTTCCACTAGTCGTACAATAAGCACCATTATACTCACTCTGACCTTCCTTACAACCTAATACTCCTTCATTACCATAACTAGTAACAAAAACAACTCCTGCATCTACTGCACCATCTACAGCAGTTTTTAAAGAACTATATTGATCTTGTCTAGGGAATGTGATCACCCAATGCCAAGAACTATCCGTTGGATCATTCATTTGAAAAGGAATCATATTTCTATCTACAAATGGAGTTAGATCACTACCCCAACCTCCACCTGGTTGATTAGCAGTTGTCATTCCTGGATATGTAATACTATCAATATCTTCACATTTAATTGCATATTCGTGGTTTGTACTGAAGTAACTCCATTCAATAACAACAATAGTTGGATCAGGAATACCAGTTGATGGATTATTTCCCTTAGCATTATGCCATCCTTTAATAGCATCATAGATTTCAATGGCTGTATCTTCAGTACTACTATAAACTGTGCGTATCTTTGCTTTTTTTGCCAAACCACCAACTAACCCAGCTGCAACACTAGCAGACTTCAACCCATGATAATTCCACATATTTCCGTTAGTAACCTGATTATTATGAGTAGATTCTAAATCTGGCCAATTCATTTTTATACATCTACTCGTTCCAGTATTATCTGGATCATCAAAATCAGGATGCGACTCCGATCCATTTTCAGAAGCCTCAGTATCTCCAGATTCATGAATTATAATATCAACATGCTTTCCAGTATAGTTACTAGAATAAGTTTGATTCGTCAACCTATAATGATCATCTTTATCAGCTTGACCATCTGTACCCATCATTCCTATATAATCATCCGTTACCATTAAATCACTATCATAATAATGTTGTAATGAAAGACAAGTTCTCCCATCAACACTAGCACGATCAGATGGAAATTCATATCCAGTAACTCTTCTACCAGTTACTGTATATTTACTAGGTATAGATGGATATGTAACTATAGACTTTGTAGGTGGTGGAACTTCTACATTTAAAACTGAAGAATGACTTCTAAGTGTATCAAGATATGACTCCTCTACTTTAAGAACAACAATAGTTGGAGTATTTGGCATTCTATTCTTTAAATCAACTTCACTATTACTAGTAACATCAGTAATAAATGCTGCTTCATCAGTTCCATCCTTTAAAGTAATATCAGTTATAACTTTTGCCATTATGCCTCAAGTTTTACAGTAGTTAATGTAACTGTAATAGCATTACTACCACTAGTTGCTCTCTTATTTGTTACCTTTGCATAAATTTGTGCTGATGGTGAAGGAGTATCATTATTCCATCCAAGAACAGCAGGACTCATTAAGAATGTAGATGCACCAGCAGTAGTTGTACTAACTTCAGTAAGAACACCTGATCCTGGTGCTGGATCTGTACCTTCAGTTCTACTACTATCAGAAGATCTAGATGCAGTATCAATATATAATACTACCCATGCAGGAGCACTAATAGAAACTTTGAGAAGTGAGAATGATTTACCTCTAGTAGCAATTGTTATATCAGCAGATGCACTTTGAGCAATTGATCCTGTAGCAGTAGAAGTATCTCCCCTAGTATCAAGAGCACCACCAGCAGTAGCAACTAAATCAACTGTTCCATCTGAATCCTGATATGTTGCTGTTATATTTGTTTCCGTATTACCAGAGAACATTGCTCCAACAATATCTTGAACTGCTTCAGTTGATAACTGCGTGTTATCATTATCAGCAACTAAATCAATTGTTCCATCTGAATCCTGATAGGTTGCAGCAATATTTGTTTCTGTATTACCAGTAAACATTGCACCAACAATGTCTTGAACTTGCTCTGTTGACAACTGAGTATTATCATTATCAGCAACTAAATCAATTGTTCCATCTGAATCCTGATAGGTTGCGGCAATGTTTGTCTCTGTATTACCACTAAACATTGCACCAACAATGTCTTGAACTTCTTCTGTACTTAATTTATCATCATCTGCTGTTTCCCATGAAGAACCATTATACTTAAGTATCTTACCATTTGATACTCCAGTTGTTGCATCTACATTACTAAGATCATTTAATGCTAAAGATCCTCCACCACCAGAAGAAGTAACAGTAACTATTCCTAAATGTATAGGTGTTACTGATAGATTAGTTGCAAAGTCAATAGTTCCAGCAGTACCAACAAGTGTACCACTATCCTTAACAACAACACCAGATCCTGATCCAGTAATACCAGTTAATCCAGAACCATCACCAACAAAACTTGTAGCAGTAGCAATACCAGTTATAACAACTCCATGATTAGTAGTAGCAAATTTCTGATTATCATTAAAGAATAATTTTACATCCCCACCATCAGTACAAATAATATAATCTTCGCTATGATTCTGAGATTGTAATCTTATATCATTACCAGCAATTCTAAATTGTCCTGTCTCATTCCTTATAGTACTATTTCCACTAGCGTGGAATAGTTTCATATCCCCACCTGATGCACTACCAAATACACATTGAGCACTATCGTCAAACTTAATCTTACTGGTTGCTTGATCCCATAGAATGTTATATGCAGCACCAGGGAATTGTACGTCCTGATAATGTGTGGTAACACCAGTAACCGTTAACGTTTCAGCAGCTACAAATTGTGTGCTAATACCAGATCCACCACCAGAAGTTGTACTTAAAATACCTGTAGCAGTAATAGTCAAACCAGTACCAACTTTAACCCCACCAAGAGTAGTACCAGATCCAACAGGTAATGTATATCCACCACCAGAAGCATCAGCACCTACCCACTTAGAAGTAGCAGAATCATATTTTAAAAACTTATTATTAACCTGTGCTGTTGAGAGATCAACGTCATCTAAATCTCTAATATTAACAGCACCACCGCCACCAAGAGTGGTTAACTGTTGCTGAATCCTATTAAGAAATAAATTATAATGCTTATTCAGATCCTCAATAGTAGCAAACTTTTGATCTGTAGGAGTTAAAGGATCACTATTCTTAGTTGATGGTGGTTCATCAAGAAGACCTTCATTAAGAGTTTGTTGATATGATTCTCTTACAACTTCAATCTTCTCTTCAAGTTTTTGAATATTATTTGCTACATCACCAGAAAGAAGATTCTGTACATCTGCTATAACTTCTTCCTTTATCGTACTAATATTAATTCTATTTTGACGTTGTTCAACTATTGCAATTTCTGCCTTTAAATTATGATTAGATTTTTTAATATCAATTACTTTATCATTAATTTCTTCTTTGAAGATATTAATTTTATTATTAACTTTCTCTAATAAATTAGAATACTCATCAGTTAAAAAATTTAAATTCTTATCTACTACTTCCGTCAAAGAATTATCTAGAGAACTAGAAACATTATTAAGTTGTTTTCTAAGTTCTTCTACTTTATTAAACTCTTCTCTAATATGAGAATTGCCCACATTAATAGTAGGCTTTTCGGGAATTCTCCCATCAAATAATTCACCTGGTTTCTTTAAATCCACTTCTTTCTTCTATTATAATGCAGATACTATTCTATTTATTCTTAATGCTTAGTATAGCACATCTTCTCTCCAATCGGATTGGTGCATTTCTCATTGTTACTCATCACCTATATTACTAGAATTATACATTCCCTTTCCAAACTTAATATTACCATATTTTAATGATGCCTTAATCATATTTTGAACTTTTTTCTTTCTCTGCTCTGCATTTTGATCAACTCTTTGACCTACTCTTATGAAAGGTGCTGCTTCAATATCAGTTAAGGGTTTTGATATACTTGGAACCCTAAGTGTATTTTTTCTTTGGAATCTTATGCTTGCAAGTGCAAATCGATTATCATCACTGTTATTATTTTTATCCGTTTGGATTATAATATATCTTGCATTTTTACTTCTTGTATATTCAGGGAGGGGAACTGAATATCCATGTAATTTATTTGAAGCAGAGTATGCAACACCATTTACATCAACTCCATTCATTTCTCTATCTGCTGCATGTTTTATAATATATGGATCAACAGTATTATCCAACTCTCCATTTGGTTTCATATTAATTGGTCTCCAACCATCACCCGACACATTTTTGTTCCCATCATATATGTTTGATGCACTTGAATGTTTTACATAATCTTTATGATCGCCAGCCCAATAATATACTTGCACTTTTTTATCACGAAGTACGCCATCTGAATCTCTATAATCACTAACCATACTATTACTAGCAACAGCAGCGTGAATTTTAATTGTATCAAATTCAGTTGAATCAATCGCTTTTAATGCAACAAATCTAGGAGAACCAGGTCCATCAAAATTGAGAACAACACCCATTCCACTATCTAGCAAACCATCATTACTATTCCAACTTCCATATCCCTTTCCTAATTCATCATTTGTTTGACCATATATGTGATAATATAAATCTGATCCATTTTGAGTTAATGGTAATCCTTTGTTTGTACGATAACTTTTATCATAAGCATTATAATCACCTAATGGTTTAACATTTCTCATCATACCAGCCACATATCCAGGCATTGCTAATAGATAACCGTGTGCACCACCATGATGTAATTGATTTCTAAATTCTTTTGAATCTTGATCAAATATTCTTATATGAGTTCCTGTATTATTAGGTTCAACTACATTATCTAATGTATCAAGATTACTAAAACAAGTATATTCACCTTCACCTGCCATTACTTCGTCACCAAGTCCTCCTTCACCATAATCTATGTCTCCCTCACCATCTAATCCTGTTTGTAAAACTTCTAAATCAGTATTACCAGTTGATGGGAGAACACCAGTTAACATCTGGGTGGTCATTCCTTCATCAAGAAGATCTTTTCTCCAATCAGATTTCCAATTAGAATATTGTTCCTTAATCTTTAATTTCCTACTTGCCTTTTCAACGTTAACATCAATCTCTGGATTTCCTGTTGGTGCATTTCTCATCACAACAGCACTAACTGGATCTAATTTATCATACTTATATGTCTTACCATACTTAGGATGCATTCCCGTAGTTGGATCTATCTCTGGTGGTGGTTCATTTGGATATCCCTTTACAGCAGGTTTATCTTCATACTCTATTTCATTCTTTAATCTCTTAGCAACTTTCTTCATTAAAGGATCTTTGAAGAAAGGATTAGGTTCTTGTTCAGAAAGAATTTTATTATATTCATTCAACATTTCTTTCTGATTTTCTTCCTCTAACTTTATATTTAATTCAGATTGAAGCATCGAACTTTTATTACCATCTTCATCAATTAAAAATACAATATAATCCCCTTTAACTTGTTCTTTACGTGTAGCCTTATATTTTTTACCACCAAAGAAATAAGAATAGAAATCTGGATTCAATCCCCAGAACTCATCTAACTGATCAGCATTCATCTTCTTACTATCAGTAAGCATATAATTAAAAGCAAGCTTACCATCACCTATCATCTCAAGCACCTCATTCTTTTTCGCTTGAGATAATTTTGAATTATATCCCTGCCATTCCTTAGACCATATATCCTGTGTTCTTTTAAATGGTTTTTGAGATCTAACATCAGTAACTAACTTATCCATTCCTTGGAAATTAGTTTTATTCCTTTTACCAGGACTAACTTTATAACTCTTCTTTTTAGTCTCTGGAAGAACTACTGGTTCTTTAAGACTCTTCATTATCCTAGTCTTTTTATCCTCTGATAAAACCTTTCCTTCTGGTTTATAATGAGCAACTTGAGTCTTACTCTTGCTACCTTTCTGTGCCTTTGGAATATAAGATCCTTTTGGAATAAAAGGATTACCATCTATCTTACCACCAGACTTGTTATACCAATTAGATGCCCCTCCTCCATATGTTTTATTAATCCAATTCATCAAATCATAATTAACACCTGCAACTTGTGTACCATCAGGTAAAGATACTGAAGCTTGATCTCCATCACCTGAAGATTGATTTTGATTCCTTTTTAAATTCATATCATCAACTGTAATAAGTCCATCAACAAATAATCTATCATATAATGCTGAATTATCTTTCTCCAACTGCTTAACATTTATTTTTAATTCACCTGGTTTGTGTTTAGATCCACCAAATGCTTTTCCAGTTTCTATTGCTTTAGAAAATACAGCACCAAGTGCCAGATCAGCAGCACCACCAACAATAGGAATATTACCAAAGAGTTTTGGTGAAGCATCCATACTATATGGACCTAATCCAGCATGAACCACACGTCCAAGTGTTTTTTGTAAAAAATTCAAATTATCTTTATTCTTTGCAAATTCTTTTGAGTTATTATTAAAATCATAATTAAAAGGAACAATTATATTATCACCTTCTCTTCTTGGTTTACCAGTTGTTCCTAAAATATTATCACCAAAAAGTAAAGTACCATCAGATCTATACTCTGCCTTCTTAATCATACTATTTACATACTTATCACCCAAATACTTATTGTCTATAACGTCAGGTAATGTATTTGTAAGATACCTAGCAAAAGTTTCACCAGCCTTTCCAAGTTTGTCTAACAAATTAGCAGTTTCTCTATCAGGATTTTTTATTTGTTGTTTAAGAGCGTTTGTAACTTCCTCTTGAGCAGCATTATCTTCCAACCATTCTTCTTCTTGTTTAGAAAGTTTCTTACCTTTAATAAGACGATCTAATATTCCAGCAAGGTTATCACTACCCTGTAGATCCATATCAGCAGTAGTTCTAGTAAAAGTAGTATCTTTTGTTGCTTTAGGTGTTCCAGTTATACAACATAGATACCTACCAAAAGCATCAGGAGTACTTGATGGAGGACCAGGATAAAATGCTCTATAGTTATAATTATCAGGATTATTACCTGCATCATCCTTCTTTTTAGTATCTCTAAACCATAATGCTTGCTCTAAGGTTAACTGACCATAACTATTAAAATCATTAACACCATCCCAATCAGAAAGTTTTCCACTAAATTCTGATCCTACAGCCTTATTCTGATAAAGATAACCTAAATTAACAAACCTACGATCAGCTTCTCGTATATATCCAATCATAGTCCAATCATAACTAGCATAATTATAAAACATCGCAGACATAGGACCAAGAATATAACTATTATCTCCTGGTGGTGCAATTAATTTACTATTACCTTCGCTATCAAATAATCCACTAGTATCTCCACCACTACCACCATCAATATCCCAATCTATTGTTGACTCATCTGGTATTGTAGGACCAGGAATAGTTTTTGTTCTTGTTAAAGTTCCAGGAACAATAGAATATATACCCATCGTACTATTAACAGGTGCTGCCTCAACAATCCCATCTGTCTTTAGATGTTTAAGTGCTGTTGAAAATGTATTTCTTTTCCTACTCATTGAGAATACAATCCTATTATAAAGTATTTATTATTAAATCGGCACTAGAATATTCTACTGTACCTGCAGGCCATGCTACCACAGTTATACGATTTGTGCTTGCTGTATTATTTACTACTTCTATACCATGCCAAACATTTGGATTGACCCAAACAAATCTATTTGGTTTCGGTTCTATCTTATCAACACTACAATCTTTAAACTTTAAATTACCACCCCAAGAAGATTGCCACGCAGGATGTATGTAATAGATATATCCACCTTGCTCTCTATGATATCCACCATTAGTAGGATCAGATGATTCTACATTAATATCTTTAGGTAAGACATTAAGAGAAGAAAATAACTTAACATCATCATCCCAAGAATTCTGCCACAAACTAAGTCCTGTTAATTTATCCTTTATCCAGGAATTAATATCAGTCTGAAGAGAAGTTCTATTTTCAGAATAATCAGATGCAGTTAAATAAGAACTTATACCAGATTGAATAGTATTCCACTTACTACTATCTAAAAAATTATCTATAGCAATTGCTGCCGTACTCATATCTAATGTTTTTTAGATATTTATATTTACTTATCAAAAGTTAAAACTGTTATAACAATAGCAAGTGTAACTCCAACTACTATTGTTAAAAATAATTCAATTGTACAATGATGTAAGAGGTTCATATCATACCCAATGAACCTGCTGTTATACCCACGGATAAAAAGAATCCAAACTCCAACAAACCATGAGCACCTGCTGGAGTATTAATTAATATATTATTGAAAAACGATAGAGCTGATGGTTCCATTGAAATAGATATATGCTCCTAAGAGACTTATGAAAATTGCTTGCGGCATGTGACTAGGTAAAAATACTCTCTGTATTATATAGGTATTTCTACCTTACAGTCAAGAGTATTATGACACTTATTACACCGACCATTGCTAAACGACCATTCCATCGTTCAGCAAATCTCCAATATGGGTGAGAAAAATCCATTACGCTCCTGATGGTACTGCTACAGGTTGCATTTGTTGCACTCTTGCACCTTTACCACCTTGGAAGTCATCATCATCATCGTCATTGAAAGCACGAAGTAATAATTCAATCAACACTAAAGCAGCCATGGGATAAAAAACCCAGAGGACTGCTACTAATGGTGATATATCGTTTGATGCGGCTACTAAGTCGCCCATTTGTTTTGAATTGGAGATATGTACGAGTAATTATTTAGTTATGTAAAGTATTTAAAATGGGTATATGCACTTACGACTGCCCAAAAAGCAATCATTGCAAACCTTCCATTGGCTCTCTGCCAAATTGCTACGTTACTCATTAGAATATACCTGGAATAATTTGTCCTGTTGTAGCATAAGCACCTAGTGCTGCAACTACTCCGATCATGGCCATCCAGCCATTAAACTTTTCTGCTTCTGGTGTCATTGTTTTTCTCCTTTCGTTTGATTTGTAATAGGGTTAGAAAGTGTCTAGCATGTGCTAGTGGTGTAAGAGACCTTGATATCTAAAAGATACCTGGTATAACTGCTCCAAATAGGATGTAGTTATGTACTGCGGCAAAGAAACCAATCATCGCTAGGCGACCATTAA